TAACTATTCCTGAAGATAAATATGATGTGCTTGAGAGCATGGTAGAAAAACTTGATGATATGGAGACAAAACTCAACGAGCAGATTGATAAGAACATCTCCCTGAATCAGCGTCTGGCAGAGTCAGTAGCCGATGGAATCCTTGATTCCGTTTCAGAGGGTCTCGCATCAACTCAGAAAGAGAAGCTCGCTTCACTTGCCGAAAGTGTTGAGTTTGAAAGTGAGGAAGAATATCGTGAAAAGCTGGAGACTCTGAAGGAGTCATACTTCTCCAGAACTACTACAGCAAAATCAGAAGCACCACAAACCTTGTCTGAGGGTGTTGATTCAACACCAGCCCCTACTGCAGCCAGTATGGACGCTTATCTCAGAACACTGGGTGCATTCAAAAAGTGAATTTAACATTCATTCAAACAAACAATTAACTTTATAGGTAAAAGCAAATGTTCCAATCCGAGCATCTGCAGGAAAAGTGGAGTCCACTTCTCGACTATGAGGGTCTTGATCCAATCAAGGACAACCATAGAAGAGCTGTCACCGCTGTCCTGCTCGAGAACCAAGAAAAATTCCTCCGTGAGGAGCAAGCATTCTCATCAGGTATCAACCTGATGGAATCCCCCACTAACTCTGCTGGATCCAATCCTGCTGGTTTTAGTGGTGCCGCAACCCCAGCTGGTCCAGTTGCAGGTTTCGACCCCGTACTGATCTCTCTGATCCGTCGTTCGATGCCTAACCTGGTCGCTTATGACCTGGCTGGTGTTCAACCAATGAGTGGTCCTACTGGACTGATCTTCGCAATGCGTTCCCGTTATGAAGATCAGGCGGGATCCGAAGCACTGTTCAACGAAGCTGATACTGCATTCTCTGGTCAGGATGCTGGTTTCGATCTGACTGGTGGTTTCTCCGACGTTAACGCTGGTCTGGGTACAACCTCACAGTCTGGTACTAACCCTTCTGTTCTGAACCCTGTCGGTACTGCTAACTCCCTCGGCTATAATGTCGGTCAGGGTATGCAGACTGGTGATGCTGAGAACCTGGATGGTACAGGTGCTAATGCATTCAACCAGATGGCCTTCTCGATCGAGAAAGTCACCGTTACCGCTAAGTCAAGAGCTCTGAAGGCTGAGTACTCACTGGAACTCGCCCAAGACCTCAAGGCTATCCACGGTCTGAACGCTGAAGCAGAACTTGCTAACATTCTTTCTACTGAGATCCTCGCTGAGATCAACAGAGAAGTCATCAGAACCATCTATAAGGTTGCTGAGCAAGGTGCTGTTTCTAACACTGCTACTGCTGGTGTATTTGACCTGGACATCGACTCCAACGGTCGTTGGTCTGTTGAGAAGTTCAAGGGTCTCCTGTTCCAAATCGAAAGAGACGCCAACGCGATTGCACAACGCACTCGTAGAGGAAAGGGCAACATGATTCTGTGTTCTGCAGACGTTGCTTCCGCACTCACCATGGCTGGTATCCTCGATTACACCCCAGCTCTGAACGCTAACCTGAACGTTGATGACACCGGCAACACCTTCGCTGGTACTATCAATGGTAAGTTCAAGGTTTATATTGACCCATATGCAGCTAACCTGACCTCAGGTAACGCTTCTGCTGGTAACCAGTACTACGTTGTTGGTTATAAGGGTTCTTCACCTTATGACGCTGGTCTGTTCTATTGTCCTTACGTTCCACTTCAGATGGTTCGTGCTGTTGGAGAGAATTCCTTCCAGCCGAAAATCGGATTTAAGACCCGTTATGGTATTGTTGCAAACCCATTTGCAGAAGGTACTACTCAGGGTCTTGGCCGTCTTCGTGTCAACTCCAACCGTTACTACAGACGTGTTGCTGTGAAAAATCTTATGTAAATCCAACGGCTGCTGCGGCAGTGGTTGTATTACATGTCCTTTCAGACCTCCCACAAGGGGGGTCTTTTTTTATGCATACTCTTCTAAATAAGTCAAGAAGCTGAAAATAATCTTTATGGCATATATCTATCAGGCAACCAATAAAGTCAATGGTAAGAAATATATTGGTCAAACAACTTACGATAAGTTGAGAAAAAGAATTTGCACACATTGGTGGTATGCAAATAATAGTGATTCAAACTTACCATTTCCAAATGCCCTCCGTAAGTATGGTAGGGAGAACTTTGATTGGACAATATTAGAAGAGTGTGATAAAGAAATTAGAGGAGAAAGAGAAGTCCACTGGATTGATAAAATCAAACCAGAATACAATGCAACACTGGGCGGAGATGGGGGAACACTTGGTCACCCCTGTTCAGAAGAGAAGAAAAGAAAACTATCAAAGGCAGTCTCCAAACCAGTTATCAACCTGGATACAGGAGAAATATTTGATAGTATGGCTGATGCTGCAGCTTCTGTTAATGTGTGTGTTGCTATGATAAGTTTTGCTTGTAGTGGTAAGAAGAAGGCTGCAGGTGGATATAGATGGTCAAAGATAAATAGTTAAAAACAGTCATAACAGTGAGTTACTCCCACAACGGTTGTTGTGGTTCAGGTTGTCCAACCTGTCCTTTCAGACCCCCTTCGCGGGGGTCTTTTTTTATGCGTACAGATAAATAACTAATAATTATCCATATTAAGATGTCATACCATATCAAAACACCCAAAAAAATTGGAGATGGAGATGTTTATTATGTGAATGAGAGTCATTGGTCTGATAATTATGATGAAAGAAAAGTTTTCAGTACCAAGTCAAGTGCAACTGCGGTCAAAAATTCTACAGTGACAATTAATGATTATACTTATACACCAAAAGCACTTTCCAATTCAACAATTGTTAATGAGTCTGTCTAATGTCAGTAAGAATTGCCGGAGCAAAAGGACAACCTACAAATAGAAACTTTCTAACACCTAGTGGATTTTCTTTTCAGGTTCAGAGAGCACCTAAAGTTACTTACTATGGTAACCTGGTCACATTACCTGGTCTGAACTTACCATATGTTGTTCAGAACACTTACTTGAAAGAGGTTCCATATCCAGGTGATCAACTGGAGTTTGAAGATCTGAGACTTAGATTTTTGGTTGATTCTAACCTTGAGAACTACATGGAAATTCAGAACTGGTTAAGAGGTTTGGGTTTCCCTGAAAGTTTAAAAGAGATTTATGAATTTCAAGAACAAGACTCACCATACAATAACGGACAACCAGAAAGAAGTCAGTTGAACTTATATTCTGATGGCACACTTACCATCCTTGACCAGTTGAACAATCCCAAGTTCAAGGTTTATTTTAGAGATTTATTTCCCATCAACTTGACTACTCTGACATTTGACGCTACATTACAGTCAGAAGAGTTCTTTACAGCAGAGGTCTCTTTCAAGTATACTATATACGAAATCCGTGATATTGATTGTAGTCAGTGTTAATCTATGATTGATCTTGAAACTATCCAAAAGATGTGGGAATCTGATTCCAAAATGGATATGGATAATCTCCATACCGAATCACTAAACATTCCTGTTCTTCATGGAAAATACCATGAACTTTATAACAACATTATTCTTCTAAGGAAGAGAGCAGAACAACAAAAAAAGAATATTCGACATGAAAGATATGAATATTTCAGTGGAAAGGCGGACCCTGAGGTCTATATTGAAAATCCATTTCCCAAAAAAATCAGAGATAAAGACACTATGCAAAAATATTTGGATGCAGATGATAAACTCTCAGGAGTTTCGTTAAAGATAGAATACTATGACACCATGTTGGTATATCTAGAAAGTATTTTGAAACAGATTAGTCAGAGAAACTTCCAAATTAAAAATAGTATAGATTTTATGCGTTTCAATTCAGGATTAGGATAATGGAGGAAGATTATTATAATCTAGAGTTACCGATTGAAGCTATTAAAATTATTCATAAAGGACTATCTCAAGCAGTAGATAAGTGGGCTGGTGGACTTCCTCAGGAACAAGAGGAATTGATTACTATGAGAGATAATTTCTATAGGATTATTCTAGAACACCAGTTCAGTAACATGCAATAAATAGACATAACTGATCCTTATGTTATGTCTCACTTGACAATTGAAAAGGTTAATGAAGTATATTTAAAAATCACCACAGAACCTCATATTGAGCATGAACTGAAAGATAGATTTACTTTCGCTGTCGAGGGTGCTAAGTTTATGCCCCAGTACCGTAATAAGTACTGGGATGGTTTTGTACATCTATACAATCTGAAAACAAAGAGAATTTATGTAGGATTGTTAGATAAAATTATTGCATTTTGTGAGAACGCAGGATATTCGTATAACTTTGTAGAAAATAAATTTTATGGTTTACCGTTTGAGGTAAATGATCTTGTAAACAAAGAGGGTGTG